TATGAGCCCGGCGGAAAGAAGGCTAACGGTATTGGCTGGGTGGACCCAAGGTTGATCGATGGCGAGTTGATGTTTCCAGAACGCTTTCCGTTAGAACAAGTTGAAGAGCTAGAAAAGTCTCTTGGTTCCTATGCCGTCGCCGGACAGCTACAGCAGCGCCCCGCCCCTCTCGGCGGCGGCATCTTCAAAGACGCATGGTGGCAGATGGCAGAGGCCGCGCCTCCGATCCTCTGGCGCACGATCTACGCCGACACGGCGCAGAAAACAAAAGAGCAAAACGATTTCTCCGTCATGCAATGCTGGGGGCGAACCGTAAATGGGCAGGCCGTCCTTCTCGATATGGTGCGCGGAAAATGGGAAGCACCCGAACTCGAAACGATGGCCCGCGCCTTCTGGGCAAAGCACAAGGCGACTGACAATCAGGGGACGCTGCGAGCATTCAAGGTCGAGGATAAAGTCAGCGGGACGGGGCTGATCCAGAAACTAAAGCGCGAAGGCATCCCGATGCTTGGCATCCAGCGTGATCGTGACAAAATTTCACGGGCGTTTGACACAGCGCCTTTCGTCCAGTCCGGGAACGTGTTAATTATGCGTAATCTGCCGGGATTGGCCGATTTTCTCAGCGAGGCGGCATTGTTTCCAAACGCGGCGCATGATGACATGATCGACGCTGCAATGTCTGCCATCAGTGACATTCTGGCAGCGCCAGCCGCGCCTGCTATCCGCGCTTTGTGAGGCATCAATGGATTTTCTAAAAATGTTTCGCGGGCGTGAGGTGAAAGAAAGCGCAGCCTCAAAGATCATCGTGACTAACCCCGGCCAGCCTGTCTGGTCACCGCGCAATTACGAACAGTTTGCACGCGAAGCATACGGCAAGAACGTCGTCGCTTATCAGTCGATCAACAAGATTGCGGAAGCTATTTCCTCCGTGAAGCTGCTTGTCTTTCGTGGCGAGCAAGAGCTAACGGCGCATCCGCTTATCAGCCTTCTGGATCGCCCGAACCCGATGCAATCCGGCGCGGATTATATGACGGCCAAGATTGGTTATCTACTGATTGCAGGCAATGGTTACGAAGAGCGCGTGAAGATTGGACAAGATGTCCGCGAGCTTTACCAGCTTCGCCCGGATCGCATGAAGATCATGCCGTCCAATAATGGCGTGCCATCGGCTTACATCTACACAGTTGCAGGGCGAACCGTGCGGTGGGATGTGGACCCGCGCACGCTAGATAGCGATGTTCGCCACCTGAAGATGTTCAACCCTGTTGATGACTGGTATGGCCTAAGCCCCGTCGAGGCTGGCGCCTACGCCATCGATCAGTTGAACGAAAGCATGGCGTGGTTGCAGGCGCTTCTGCAGAACAGCGCGCGACCCTCTGGCGCTCTTGTTATCAAGGATGGTGGGAGCCTCTCGGATGATAACTTCAACCGCCTGAAAGCACAGATCGAAGAGCAATATTCAGGCAGTCGAAACGCTGGTCGCCCGATGCTTCTCGAAGGCGGGCTTGATTGGCGGCAGATGGGCTTGAGCCCGACAGACATGGGCATCATCGAGGCGAAGTTCAGCGCAGCGCGTGATGTCGCTCTTGCGTTTGGCGTGCCTCCGTTGCTGCTGAATATCCCCGGCGACAATACCTATTCGAACTACAAAGAAGCTCGCCTTGCGTTCTGGGAAGACACCGTTCTCCCATTGATGAACACGATCCTGAACGATTGGAATAACTGGTTGGCTGCGCCTTATGGCGTCACCATCCGCGCCGATATTGATGACATCCCGGCGATTGCGGAAAAGCGCCAACAGCTTTGGCAGATGGCGGATGCATCCAACGATCTAACGATCAACGAACGCCGCGCCATGAAAGGATACGAGCCGATCCTTGGCGGTGATGTGATCCTAGTCAACGCTTCGCAAATTCCGCTCGGCTCGCCTACCGATGCTGAACTGACGCCGAAAGATTGGGCGGCGCTTGCCTATGGGATCGAGCAGAAAGCAGAAGGACATCAACACAAGCCAACCGTTGAGATGGCGCGCGAGGCCGAACGCGGTCTGGCATGGCGTAAAGAGTTTGGCCGGGGCGGCACCGAGATCGGCGTCGCACGCGCGCGGGACATTTCGAACCGCGCTAACCTTTCCGACGACACGATCAAGCGGATGGTTTCTTATTTCGCCCGCCATGAAGTCGATAAGCAGGGCCAAGGCTGGTCGCCAGATGAAGAGGGATATCCGTCTGCTGGCCGGATCGCTTGGGCATTGTGGGGCGGCGATCCCGGCAGGGCTTGGGCGAAAAGAATGGCCGCTCAGATCGACGGTGAATGATGCCTCGTTATTTGCTCGATCAGGACCGTTCGCGGGAATGGCGAAGGCAGACCGCGCTCATGCAGCGGCTTGAAAATCAATTCGTCCCTAAGTTATCCACAGAAATCTATCAGGCCACCGGAGAAATGGTTGATCGCTGGAAGATGACCCGCGAGGTCACGATCCCGCGCGGCTTCCAGTCTCAGATCGAGGAAGTCTATCGGCAGATGGTTGTCGCTGGCGCAACTTCGTTTGGCGCACGTATATTCGAGCAAGCCAAGTCTCTGGGCGTGCATATGGAGCGCAAGGAAGACTTCGCGCAGAACATGCTCATGGAGGCTATGAAATATTTAGCCCGTGAGGTTATCCGAGAACGGATCGGCGGCGTCGTTATGACAACCCGCGCCAATATCATTCGCGCTATCGCTCGCGGCTTTGTCGAAGGCCTTGGGCAAGACGAGATAGCCGATATGATTATGGAGCAAGCGCCTCAAGTATCTGAAAGCAGAGCTAAAACTATTGCGCGAACGGAAGTTCATGGCGCCGCAAACTACGGATCATTGCAGGCTGCAAAGAAAGCTGGCGTCTCATCCAAAAAGGAATGGCTCTCGGCGCAGGACCTACGCACGCGATCTATCGAGGCTGGCGATGACTGGGATCACCTTACTTATGACGGCACGACTGTTGGCATGGATGAAGTCTTTGCATTTGAATCTGCCAAGGGTCAACGCGACCTTCTGCAATACCCCGGCGATCCTTCCGGCGCTGGTGGGAATGTAATTAATTGCAGGTGCACGATGGCCTTCACGGTCGATCTTGAGGCTTTGTTGTGATTAAAATCCAAAAATGATAGGGTTCACCCATGCCTAAGCCGCACACAGACGAAGGCCGTGATGATTTTCTTGACCGTTGTATGGGCGATGATGAATCTGTTGCAGACTTCCCGGATGCAGATCAGCGTTACGCAGTCTGCAATTCGATCTGGCGCGAAAGGTCGAAAGTAATGAAGCATCAGTCAGTCGCCCTCGAATTGAAGCGCGAACCGGACAACGATGGCGTTTTTGAGGGTTACGCATCCGTTTTCGGCGTGGTCGATCAGGGAATGGATGTCGTCGCCCGTGGCGCGTTCTCCAAGTCGCTGGGCAAGCGCCGGGTCAAGATGCTCTGGCAGCACGATATGGCCCAGCCAATCGGCGTCTGGGATCAGATCGACGAAGACGAGCGCGGCCTTTTCGTGCGTGGCCGTCTGCTTAAAGAAGTCGATAAGGGCCGCGAGGCTATGGCCTTGCTACGCGCTGGCGCAATTGACAGCATGAGCATCGGCTATCGCACGATAGAAGCCATGCCGGAAGCTGAAGGCCGCGTGCGTAAATTGACCGAGGTCGATCTTTTCGAGATTAGCCTTGTGACTTTCCCTATGCTGCCAGACGCTAAAGTGACGGCGGTTAAATCAATCAAGACTATTCGTGAATTTGAGAAGGCTTTGCGGGACGCTGGCTTTTCTCAGAATGAAGCTAAAGCCATTGCGGCTGAAGGCTTCAAAGGGCTTGCCGCTCATCGGGACGATGTAAAGGCCGAGCCGGACACCGGGAGCCTCGCGGCTCTCATTTCGGAAATCGGATTACTTCAGGAGAAAATCAATGTCCGATGATATTAAACAGGCCGTCGAGGCCGTGAAACTCGTCAATTCGTCGTTCGAAGAGTTCAAGCGCGTTAACGACCAGCGCATTGCTGAGATCGAAAAGAAGGGCGTTGCCGATCCTCTGCTTGAGGAAAAGATCGCTCGCATCGAAGCCGATCTGACCAAGGCGCAGGCCATCGCTGACGAGGCTGCTCTCGCTTCCAAGCGCCAGTCGCGCGTTGTGACTGATGAGAAGGGCGACCGCGTTGATCTCGATGCCAAGGCTTCCGACTGGGCTGGTATGCTTGCCCGTCGCCGTGGTGAAACTGTTCCGGCGTTCAACGCTGCTGGCATGGACGCTTACAAGGCGGCCTTTGATCGCTTTCTCCGCAAGGGCGAAGAGATCATGTCGGTTGACGAGCGCAAGGCTTTGTCGGTTGGCACCGATCCTGATGGCGGCTATGTCGTCAATCCCGATCTGTCTGGCCGGATCGTCATGAAAGTGTTCGAAAGCTCCCCGATGCGCGCATACGCGAGCATTCAGGTTATTTCGTCTGACGCTCTCGAAGGCTTGTTCGATCTGGACGAAGCAGCATCGGGTTGGGTTGGCGAGACGGACAGCCGCACTGAGACGAACACGCCTGTGCTCGGCAAGTGGCGCATTCCGGTTCATGAAGTTTATGCAAAGCCGAAGGCCACGCAGAAGCTCTTGGACGATGCCTCCATCAACATGGAAGCATGGTTGGCGTCGAAGGTCGCTGAGAAGTTTGCCCGTGACGAAGCCAACGCTTTCGTCGTCGGCAACGGCTCTAATAAGCCCCGTGGCTTCCTGACCTATGCTTCCGGCACGACCCTGCCCGGAACCATCGAGCAGTTTCCCACAGGCGCTTCTGCGGCTCTGGCGTCTGCGCCTGATGGTGGCGATGCTCTCATCAACGCCCTCTATGGCCTGAAGCAGCAATACCGCGCCAACGCGACTTGGTTCATGAACCGCTCCACGACGCGTCTGGTTCGCCGCGCCAAGGACAGCGATGGCGCTTACATCTGGTCGCCGGGCATTCAAGCAGGCCAGCCTGCCACGCTGCTTGGCTACCCGGTGGCGGCGTTCGAAGACATGCCCGATCCGGCTGCGTCTTCGCTCTCCATCGCCGTTGGCGATATGCGCGAAGCTTACCAGATCGTGGATCGCCTTGGCATCCGCACGCTGCGTGACCCATACTCTGCTAAGCCCTACGTGGAATTCTACACCACGAAGCGCGTCGGCGGCGATGTCGTTAACTTCGAAGCGATCAAGCTGATCCGCCTCGGAGCGTAACAAAAGAGGGGCGGCAATAACGCCGCCCCTTTCCACTGAGACAGGTTTGACCCTGTAGATAGTAGGAGAAAACAATGCGTGATATGCTTTCGAATAAGCAGGTCGTCCTGCTCGGTACTGTTACCCTTTCCGGCACTACCCCCGGCGCAACGTCGTGGGTTGATACGCGTGAATACGATGCTTGCACCATCGTCCTCGTTACGCAGACGGTGACGGATGCTGGCGATTCTGCTGGCTTCACCTTCACCGCCCAGCATAGCGACCTGACGACTTCTGCGTCGGCGGCTGCGATTGTTGCGGCGGATAGCGTGAACGGCGTCATTGCTCTTAGTGTTACCGCTGATGCTGATGACGACAAGGTTATCGGCGGCATCGGTTACAAGGGGTCGAAGCGTTATGTGCGCCTGAACGGCGTTGGCACCACTGGCACAAACGCCGTCGTCAAGGTGCTGGCGATCCTCAACAAGCCCCATCGGGCTGCGACGACCTTCGTCGGTACGGCGGTCGCTGCCACCTGATAAGGCTGGGGCGGGCTTTGTCCCGCCCCTTTTTCTGCGTAAGGAGCAAAGACTATGAAGGCAGAGATCATCGCCCCGCAGGGCTTTCGAGCCGCGCCGGAAGGCCATACGGTCGTCCTGTTTGAGAAGGGCCAGATTGTAACCGGATGGCTTGCAGAAGAAGCTGTTATCACCGGGGCCGCACGCAAGATCGATGAAATTGCTGAGACGCTGGAACACAAGTCAGAGCCAGAGCCTCGCCGCCGTGGAAGACCTCGAAAGGTTCAGGAATGACGCTTCGCCCGTCCATCCCGCTCTATCAGCAACGCGGCTCGGTTATTGTCACGGCTCCCGCAAGCGAGCCTGTGACGGCGGCTGAATTGCGGACGCATCTGCGCGTAGATAGCACGGAGCTACCGGACGCGGAGGCCAATGCGCTCATTACTGAAAGCCGCCAGATGATTGAGGACGAGACGGGCCTTGCGTTTATCTCGCAGTCTTGGAGGCTCTCGCTTGATCGCTGGCCGGGAGGCCAAGAGGCGTGGTGGGATGGCGTGCGCCAGATGGCGATCAGCGAATTGTATGCGCCGAACTATATGACCAGCGTTCCGCTTCCTCGCTGGCCGCTGGCTTCGATCACCACCGTGACTGTCTTTGATGAGGACAGCAACTCGCAGGCTGTTACGGTTGCAGACACTTTCGATGTTGACACCTATCAGGTGCCGGGGCGGATCACGTTGAAGCGTGGCTCGACTTGGCCTATCGCTCTGCGTGCTAACAACGCCATCCAGATTGTTTACGCGGCTGGCTATCCTAACGCAGCGGCAGTCCCGGCGACACTTAAGCGGGCGCTCAAGCAATTGGCGGCGTTCCTCTATACGAACCGGGGCGATTCTTGCTCCCCGACTGACGCATTGATGAAGTCTGGCGCAGATCAGGTCTTGGCTATCTATCGCCCGATGAGGGTCTAATGACTTACCCGAGCGGCCTTGATGTATCGCGCGGCAATGTGCAGGGCGTTCGCGTTCTGCATCACTTTGGGCGCAACACAGCCATCGGCTCAACCTTCACGCCCGTGACACGCTCAGGCTTCTATCGCACGCCGCAAGTTTCCGGGGCTACGGCTCTGCGCATCAAGGCGGGAGGCAATGCAAACGACACGGCGAACGGCAGCGGGGCGCGGGCGATTACGCTGGTCGGGCTGAACGCTGACGGCGAATTGATTTCGGAAGTGATCGCCACGGCAGGTGCGTCGGCCTCTGCGCCAACGGTGCAAACCTTTATCCGATTGATGGATACATTCGTTTCTGCGTCCGGCACGTACGCCACGCAGACTTCGCCATCTCACGTTGGCAACATTACTATTCAAGCTGCTGCTGGGGGCGCTGACTGGGCGCTCATATCAGACGGGTCCTTCCCTCGCGCCGATAGCGAGATCGGGGCCTACACGGTTCCTAAAGGCCACAGCGCGTATGTGCAGGCGATACGCCTTTCATCCAGCGCAGACAAGAAAGCCAACATCATCCTATTTAAAAGGAGCGGCATCCTTGAAACGGTGGCTCCTTATTCTCCAATGGTGCTTCTGGCAGAGTTCCCAGAGGTAAGCGGGACGGTTACGGTTGATTACGATCCCCCGCTTTCTTTCCCGCAGCTAACCGATTTCGGCTTCATGGCGTCGGTAGCAGCCTCAACGGTCGATGTGACGGTTAGCTTCGATGTGATAGAGTGCATCCCATGAAATGCTGCGACATCAATTCGGGGATGCTCAGGGAGCCTGTGACGTTCCAGCGTCAGACGCGCACATCCGATAGCGCAGGTGGGCAGACGCAGACATGGGCGACTGTCTCAGGCGCCCCCACGCGGGCTTACGTTAAAGCGGCAAGCGGGAGCGAACGATTTTCGCATGATCGTATTGAGGCAACCATTCGCCTGAAGCTGGTCACGCGATATAATTCTGGCTTGCTAGAAAGCGACCGGGTGCTGATCCGATCCAAGGCGCACAATATTCGCTTCATCAACAACATCGAGTTTCGCAATCAATGGCTGGAAATTCTTGTTGATGGCGGGGTGGCGTCGTGAGGCAGATCACCATAATTATTCCAAACCTTGACGCGGTGCAGAAAGCCATCACGGAATATGGCGTAAGGGCTGAGGCGGAAATATCAAAGGCTCTTAACGCTACTGGGACTAGCATCGTCAACGGCGTTAAGAAGCAGATGCGTTCGTCTAAGTCTGGCAAGCGTTACAAGCGAGGCAAGACTGGGCGCGACCATATCGCCTCTGCGCCATATGAAGCACCTGCCGTGGATAGTAACTTCCTGATCAATCGTTCTCTTTATGAATTAAAAATCAATAACTTACATTTTGCTGTTGGCAGCAACATCAAATATTCTGAGCACCTTGAGTTTGGCACAAGGAATATGGCCCCGCGACCGTCTTGGACGCTTGAGGTATTCGCTCATCGTGAGATATTGGGCAAGTTTATCGAAGAAGCTATCAAGAGGGCTTCAAAATGAAAGCCGCCGCGCTCCAGCAGGCGATCTATAACCGCCTCAACGATAGCAGCGTGACCAGCCTGTTGTCGGCGGCTTACTCGCCGCTTGTGCCAATCTTTTCCATCGGCAGCGTTCCGCAGTCGGCAGACAGCGAAAGCGATTCCGCTTTTCCGTATATTACCTTCTACGCCCCGGCCATCACTCCGTTTGATGAAAAAGACAACGTAGGCGGATCGGCTGTCGTTCAGGTTGATGTGTGGGCTCGCACGCTCTCTGATCTAGCGGTTAATCAGATTGGCGATGCTGTCGATGCGCGTCTTCGCAGGCAACCTCTTTCGATCAGTGGGGCTACACACATCACCACTGAATTGATTACATCAGACTTGATGGGCGATCCTGACGGGAAGACCAAACATTTCATGGTTCAATACCGTGTCTTGTGGATCAACACTTAAAACTGTATATTTTGCCGTATCTCAAGAGGTAAGCGATGGCAGTCTCCGGCAGAAAACTCAGGATTAGTAGAGCCGGGACGGCTATCGTCGGCGCGCGAACGGATAGCGTGACGATTAACAATGAGCCTATCGACATTACGGATAAGGACGACGCTGGCTGGAGAACCATGCTGGCGGATGTCGGCGTGCGTTCGTTGTCCTGTGAGGTCGAGGGCGTTCTGAAGAACGCCACTCTGCTGGGGATCGGCGTCGGAACCTCATCCGCTTTGCTGGAAGCCTGCACCGCCGAGGTCGAAGGCATCGCTACATTCAGCGGCAACTTCTACCTGCAAAGCATTGCGCTAGGCGCAGAGCAAGCGGACACGGTGACGTTTACCGCAACGCTCGAAAGCGCCGGGACTGTCACGGCCACCATCGCTCCATATAATACCGTCCTCCCGGCGATCACTGGCACCGCCACTGTGGGCCAGACGCTCACCACCACCAACGGAACATGGGCCGGAGATGCCACGATCACATTCGCGCGCCAGTGGCAGCGCGGCAACGTGGCGGATCATGGCGACCCGTCTTGGACAAACATCGCATCGGCTACGAACCTCACATATGTCTTGCAGGTTGCAGACAGTGCGAAGCGTATCAGGTGCATCGTAACGGCCACCAATTCTGAAGGCTCCACGGTGGCGCTGTCTAACATCGTCGGGCCTATCGCATAAATCTGAAAGGATACTAAAATGCCTGCTGTCTCTGGTCGTAAACTCCGCATCAAGAAGGGCGGCACTGCTGTTGCTGGCGCTCGAACCGATAGCCTTACCATCAACAATGAACCCATCGACATCACCGAGAAGGACGATGCTGGCTGGCGCAAGTATCTTGCTGACGTTGGCGTTCGCTCTATCGACGCCGAAGTTGAAGGCGTGCTTGAAGACAGCACCCTAATTGCCATCTCTGTCGGCGCGGCTGCGAACCTTCTAGCCGCCTACACGCTGGAGATCGACGGCATTGGTGACTTCGCTGGCAACTTCTATCTCGCCAGCTTTGCCATCACAGGTGAGCAGGCCGACACTGTGACGTTCACGGCATCGATCCAGTCGTCTGGAACGATTACGTTTACGGCTGATTAATAACGCCACAAAGGAGCATGGAGCATGGCGATTTTTAGGGATGTAACAATAACTTGGCGTGGCAAGGATTACACTGTCACGCCAAGCATGAGGCTTATGCGATCAATCGAAATGGGCGATATAAGCCTGTCTGATATTGCCGTTCGCACATCGCAAGGTCGTCCTCCGATTTCTCATCTGGCGTTTGTTATCTCCAAGATGCTGCTATCGGTCGGCGCTGAAATCAGTGAAGAGGAAGTCTATTCCGAAATCCTTCGCGGCGATCAGTCTCAGGTTCAGAACATGATCGGCGTGGTGCTGATGGCGTTTTCTCCTGCGGAGGACGAGCGGGGAAATCAAGACGCCCAATCCGGCAACCAGTCGAAGGGTCGGGCGAAGTCAAAGGCGGCAAGTTAGACTGGAACGGAATGTATCTCTGGGCTCGCCAGTGGGGCATACAGCCAAGCGAGTTCTGGGATATGACGATCAGCGAGTGGTGGATAGAATACGAACTGCGTGCGCCAGTCGGAGAAGAGAAGTTCGCGGGAAAGCTAACGCGATCTGACGTAGACGACCTGAAGGCTTGGATGGAAGAAAAGAATGGCGCAGATCGAAGGGCTTCAGGTTAATATCCTCGCGAATATCTCTCAGCTTGAGAAGGCGCTTTCCGATGCCAAGAAGGCGCTTGCTTCTGTAGGAGAAGAAAGCAAAAAGCAAGCTGACAATATAAGTAATCCTCTTAAAGGCGCGGCTGATGCTATCGGCTCAAAATACGGATGGATGGCTGGTGAAATAGCCACGAAACTTGCTTCGCTTGCAAATCCTGCGGCATTGGCGGCAACTGCTGTTACTGCAATTGGTGCAGCCTTGCTTGCTTACTTTAATAATATCGGAGAGAAGACAACAACTATTGATGAAAGCCTCAAGAAACATGGCGATCTAATTAAAGCAATTAAACAATCTTACGGAGAAGCGTCCGCTGGGCTTGAAAATTATGCTCGCGACAGCAATGCTGTTTTAGAAGCATTAAATCGTGGCAGCATAGATACTCTGAAAAAACAATTAATATCACTTGCTAATGAATCACTTGCTGCGTTTACAACGGCTGCGCCAGCCACAAGCCAATGGAGCAGGTCTATTGATCTTGTTGCGGGTTCAGTTGTCCTTGCATCTCGTAGCCTGATCCCATTTAGAGATGCTATTGCAGACTATAATTATAGCATTCAAGCAGGGCAACCAGACTTAAAAAGGTATCGCGAAGCAATTGCAGATTTGATGAATGCGTCAAAAGATAATCAATCTATTCAAGATTTGGGGAACAAGCTTCTTGACGCGTCGAACAAGGCTTTTACAGCAGCAGGTACGATAGGCCAAGCAGGTCGTGCTATGCAGCTGCTATCATCGGACGCGCAGAATAGCGCAAATGCTTTAACACAATTCAACAAGTTGCTAGATGAAACGAACCGAATAGCACCAGCGCAAGTTGATGAGCGCAAGCGAGCAAAAGAAATATATGTTGCAATGCGGCAAGTGGCTGACGGTCGTCATGAGGCTGCTCTTGCCACGCAAGTTTACAACGACACAATGAAGAGACTTGATGAACAAGATGCTAAAAGAAACAAACCTTCTGCCGTCAAAGTAGACAACTCAGAAGCGGAACTTCGCCGCGAACAAGAGTCAATCGCCAAGCGCCTTGAGACGCTTAATCTTGGCTGGGGAACCGAGGAAGAGCAGCTAGCGGCGCATCTGGTAAGGAACCAAGACCTTATCAATCTTGCTAACCAAAAAAAGGTGACCGACGACGAGACGCACAAGATATTGATGGCAGGCGCAGAGGAAGAATATCAGAAGAAAATGGAAGGCTTGCGGATGGCGGGCATTAACAGCGCGCTGACTGCCACCGGGGAAGTGTTTGGTGCAATGGCTCGCGTAGTTCAATCTGGCGGCAAGAAGAACGTCAGGCTGGCGAAAATGTTTGGCGTTGCTGAGGCGATCATCGCCACGATGGTTGCCGCCAATAAGGCGATGGCTGTTTCAGCTACTGGCGGACCTGCGGCGGCGTTCGCAGCATGGGCGGCGGTGGCTGCAAAGGGTCTGGCGACGGTAGCGGCTATCCGATCCGTCAGTGAGAGCGGCGGCGGTGGTAGCGCAGCTGGCGCTGCATCTGGCGGTGGAGGAGGAGGCGGTGGAGCCGCTGCGGCTGATGGCGGTGGCGCAGCTGGTCGTGGCCCCGGTGGCAATTCGGTCTACATCAACCTTCAGGGTCAATCGTTTGGTCGCGATCAAGTGCGCGATCTGGTAAAACAAATTGCCGATTTCCAAAAGGACGGCGGGCAGGTGGTGTTCGCATGAGTATAATTTTTTCAGATAGCCTCGTCGCATCCGTCTCCGATCCACAGGTTGATCTAAATGCGCCTATCTTTGGTTATCAATCTTTCGTGACCGCCGCCGGGGTCGCCTCGGGTAATGCGGCGGCGGGCTATCCGATCACCAATGTCTCTAACATCTCCACAGCTTCCTTCTGGCGGGCGAGTGCAACGACGCTTCAATATATCACGGTCACCGTTAACCCTGCGCAGACGGTCGATTATGTCGGTGTGGCCCGCCATAACTTCGCGACGGCTGGCGTGGCTGTCTCGGTCGAAACGCAGGATGGCTTGGGTGGGGCATGGGTTGAAGTCATCCCGGCCAGCATCCCGGCGAATAACAACGCGCTCATCTTTCAGTTCACGCCGCAGTCGGCGTTTGGCGTTCGCCTAAAGCTAGCGGCGAGTACATCCGCGCCTGAGATCGCCGTGATCTTCGTCGGGAAACTTCTCATCTCAACGCAGCGCATTTACGTCGGCCATTCTCCGATCACGCTCAATCGCCGTGTTGAGGTCGTGACGGGCATGAGCGAGAGCGGTAACTATCTGGGGCGCATCATCACAGGGTCCAGCCTGACAACGGCTGTGAGCCTTACGAACCTGAAGCCAGACTGGTATCGAGCAAACTTCGATCCCTTCGTTGTGGCGGCTCAGGACAGCCCATTCTTCTTCGGGTGGCGTCCCTATAGCTACCCGAATGAAGTCGGCTTTGCGTGGCTTACGAACGATCCTAGCCCGTCTAATATGATGTCCAACGGTATGATGCAAGTTTCGCTGGAACTGAACGGGGTGAGCGCGTGAGGAGGCAGCTTGTCTACGTAGAAGTCGAGCAGGATTTTTGCAGCCTGACCTATGGCGTTGCGCCGTGTACGGCGGCAATCCCTACGACTGGCGCAGCAAAATGCTACAACTCCCGCAAGACATGCCAAGACACAGCGAACTTCACCAACGTTCCGATCACCCTGCGCTTCGGCTTGGACGTTGACTATCTGCCGCAGGATATCGAGTGCATCCCGTCGATCACCAACTGGGGCGTTTCGCCTGCGATTATCTCGCTCGGTGAAGACTTGGGCTTGCGCGCAGAAATGCGGGTCACGTTCAAAGATCACCCGTGGTCCGATACAGGTCCGGGCGGCGACAAATATCTTGCAGATCGGGCCTATGATCCCTTCACGCTCGGCACCTATTGGGGCAAATGGAGAGCGCGCGTTCAATACCTGCGCAGCAAAGCCATTCGCCTAATCGTAGGCTATGAAGGCCAAACGCTGGCTGAGATGGAAACGCGCCATTTTATCGTCGAGAGTTTCGACGGGCCAACGCCTGATGGGAACTTTACCATCATCGGTAAAGACCCGCTGAAGCTCCTCGATGGTGATCGTGCGCAAGCGCCAGCACCGAATAACGGGTTTCTTGTCGCTGACATAACCGCAGTCGCGACGACCTTCACGCTTTCACCTGTAGGCGTAGGGAATGCCGAATATCCGGCGAGCGGTTATCTAAACATCGGCGGCGCTGAGATTGTTCTGTTCACACGCTCGGCAGACGTTATCACGATCACAGCGCGCGGCCAGTTAGGGACGACAGCGCAGGCTCATCAAGCGCAGGATCGCGCACAGGTTGTGCTGCGTTATGATGGCGATGATCCTGCTGATATTATTTACGATCTGATGGTGAACTACGCAGGGCTTGATGCGAGTTATATCGATCTTGCAGACTGGCAGGCTGAGACCTCAAACTTTCTGCGCCGCGTCTATTCCGCCACGATTGGCGACCCGCAAAGCATAAAGCGACTTATTGTCGAACTGATCCAGCAAGCTGCGCTTTCGATCTGGTGGGATGATATCGGCCAGAAGATCAGGCTTCGCGTGCTTCGTGCTATCGAAACGGACGCAGAAGTTATCGGCGCAGATACGATCCAGCGTGGATCATTCCGCACAATGGAACAGCCAGATAAGCGCGTTTCTCAGGTCTGGATTTATTACGGGCAGCGCAATCCGTTGCAGCGTCTTGAAGATTTGGACAATTTCCGTTCGCTCGCTGTCTCCGCTGATCTTGATGCCGAGACGAATTACGGCTCGGCGGCAATCCGCAAGATATATTCTCGGTGGATTGCATCCGGCGGGCGCACAGTCGCAACGCGCGTTGGCGATATTATCCTTGGGCGATACAAAGACCCTCCGCGTCGGTTCAATATGACGTTCATTCGCGGAACGAAAGAGCTTGCCGCAGGACAGGGCTATCGCACCGCATGGTGGACGATACAGGACACGACAGGCGCAATCACCAATGCGCCAATCCAGATCACGCGCGTGAGCCCGAACTCGGGCAACTTCGAATATGAGGCTGAAGAGCAGCTTTACCAAATCCTTGATCCAGAGGACTTAAACAATCGCACGCTGATTTTCGATGCCGCCATTCTGGATGTGAACATTCGATCTGTTCACGACTCGCTTTATCCCGATCCCTTGGTTGGCGATACATTTACGCTGCGCGTTTATGTCGAGACAAACGTGGTTGTTGGCGCAAGCACAACCGCCAATGCCGCAATGACGTTAGGGACATGGCCGACTGGTGTTGTAATTGAAATCTACAACAACGGGCGCATCCAAGGTGGCGGTGGTAAAGGCGGCAACGCAGCTAAGAATGGGGTTGCAGCGCAGACTGGATTTGCTGGTGGGTTGGCGCTTTACACACGCAAAGCTATTACGCTGAATAATTTGTCTGGGAAAATATACGGTGGCGGTGGTGGTGGAGCAGGTGGTGTCATCAAGGAAAGCGGAAAGATGGCTGGCGGCGGCGGCGGTGGTGCTGGCTACGTTGGCGGTCCCGGCGGCGATACAGGAAACGGTGAGGAGAACGCTGGCCAACCGGGGACGCTTGATGCTGGAGGTCTTGGCGGTCCTGCATCAACCAGCCAAGCGCAGTCTGGCGGAAATGGTGGAGCTCCAGCGCAGCCGGGAGAAAGCCGTGGCGGCGGGAGTTTTGGTAGTGTTATTGCAGGCGGCACAGCAGGTGGCGCGATTGATGGCGATAGCTTCATCACATTTACAGCACTAGGTGACATCAAGGGAACGAGGATAAACTAATGCCCGATCTTGCTAGATTTCAGAGAACTATCGTTGATACGACGGGCGCAATCATTGCCTCGCCAACGATAGAAGTTCGCGATCAAGTAACAAATGCACTTGTTTCGATTTATTCAGATCGCGCTGGCGCTTCAGCAATCAGCAATCCCTTCACAGGGACAAGCGGTGGTCTGGCGGCTTTCCACGTAGCGGGAGGGGCTTACAATATCACAGCGACTAGTGGAGCCTTTAGCGTCACATGGACATGGGTTGGGATCGGAACGGCGAGTGAATATGATTTCACTGACGTTCAAGATTATATCGACACCGCCACAGAAGTAGCAGGCGTTGGCGTTATCATCGATGGCGGTGGCGCAACGATCAACACGGGATTGCGCGGGGATATTGTCATCCCCTTCAACTGCACAATTACGCAGTGGACGCTCTTGGCTAATCAGTCTGGCTCAATCGTTATAGATATTTGGAAAGATACCTACGCAAACTTTCCTCCCGTCATAGGCGACACCATAACAGGCAGCGCCAAACCGACCATTTCCTCATCCACCAAAGGCCAAAGCTCTACCTTGACCGGATGGACAACCAGCTTTGTCGCTGGCGATATTCTGCGCCTGAACGTTGATAGCATCACCAGCATTCAGCGGGTTACGCTGTTCCTTACTTTGGCTCGCACATGACGAAATATATTCTTCTCACAGGAACGGGAACGTGGGCCATCCCGGCTGATATGTCTGCGCAGAACCGCGTCATTGTGATCGGCGCAGGCGGCGGCGGTGGGCGAGCAGCAAACGGCGGAAACAATGGTCGCGGCGGCGGAGGCGGGGCCGTTTCTATCAGTGAGAATTTTGCATTTACGCCAAGCGGTTCCGCTTTCTTTTCGTGCGGTGCGGCGGGAACAGGCGCAACGGTCGCCAACACGGCAGGCACGGCGGGCGGTGATACGTGGCTAAACTGGAATACATCGACGAACACATCATCGAACACTGCGCCAACGTCGAACACCACAGGCGTGCTGGCGAAAGGCGGGCTTGGTTCAGCCACAGGCGTTGGTGGCGCATCTGGCAGCGGATGGGGGTCTACGAAATACAGCGGCGGATCGTCAGTCGGCGTTATTGGGACCGATGGCGGCGGCATAGGTGGTGGCTCTTCAGCTAGTGATTTAACCAGCGGCTATAACGGCTGCGGACCTTTTGAGTGGACGCTGTTCAGATACACAGGCGGTGGCGGTGGAGGCGGTGGTGTTTACGGAGCCCCAACACCTGTTTCGACAATCACGAATGTCGGCGTTAATGGAGGATTAAATTCTTCGAGTGGCAATGCGGCTGGCGGATCAACAACAGGTCAAGCAGGAGCCGCAGGAACTCTTTCTGGTGGCGGCGGAGGTGGCGCAGGTGGTGGCACAGGTGTATGCGGCGCAGGCGGAGCAGGTGGGCCGGGTTCTCAATTCGCGATTACAGCAGGCGGCACGGCTGGCTTCGGCGGTAGTGGTGGCGGTGGTGGTGGTTCAGAAAACGGATCAGGCGGCGCAGGCGGCGTAGGCGGTCTTTACGGTGGCGGCGGCGGCGGTGGTGGCGGTGGGTCTACCACAGGCAACGGCGCAGCTGGTGCGGCTGGTGCAATCATCATAGAATACGAGCCTGCCGCTATCGGGCGGAATACATTGTTTTACGTCTACTAGCGTGC